AACCACACCTTGTTTGGTGCTTTTTTCGTGTTCGATAGGACTAAGCGCTGTTTAAAGAATGTGCAACATCTTGGATAGCCATTCGTAGCGTTAAATGCTGGCGGCAAAATTGCCCAAGAACGTTCAATTGCTGTGATGTCAGCATCTAATTTTTTAAGGATTTCTCCGTTTACATGATCAGCATTAATGAACTGAGTGATCTTAATAATCCCTCCATTCACTTCGATCAAATTACCAATATCAGCAGCCGTGAATGTTGCGCCTGCACTAACGGTAACCTGTGCCCAATCTAGTTCATTTTCGTTCGGTTGCTTGTCTGTATTGTCACGTAATGCCTGATAGTACTTACCACCATAGGTAACAACATCTGCTGCTAAATAAGCCTGTGTACTCACCCAGTTGTTATATGAGCTCAGTGTGAAAGATACCAGTGCACCAATGTCTCTACCTGAAGGCTTTCCTTTTCGGAATGGAAACCGTGCATTTTCTGAGTCGGTCGGCAAATGGGTGTAAACAAATTGATTCAACTGCCAGTTATCAAAGGCTGTATCACATAAAAGGCGGTGAACTGGCACTTCACTATGTGTGAGATACATTTCATACCGGTATTGTACAAACTGGATGTCATGTATCTGAGTCTCTGTGTATGGAGAAACAATACTTTCAAGCACTTCAAGTGTTTTAGGATTAACAATCTCGACCAAATTCGGCTTAAAAACAATTAGAAATGCATTGTCTGAATTGACCACAAACGGAATGAGTCGTACTGCATTTAACTGTTCCGATAAAAACAGTGTGCCTGGTCTTTTACGCACCCCACCTTCAACAAGTGGAATCACATTCTTTAGCGTTTTCGCACCATTGGCATACTGTTGAATATCTGTGCGCGTATACAGCGTTGGTGATAGCTCCCCAGCACTGAAGTTATTTTTAGTGATGACCTGCTTCATTAGTAGCGTACCCCTATCAAACTAGGGGTGTAATCTGCGGCAAAGTCTTGCGCTGGACGTTCTTGCCCATTGATCGCACGTGCTTGCTTGAGCATGTTTTGCAGCTTCTGCCAAGCACTATCAGCTTCGGCATTGCTTCCTGTGATCGGCTTTGCAAGCTTGCTCACCAAATACAGCGCCATACACTCAGAAAATAAAGAATCCCAAAGCTCTTCATTGTCTTCGTCACGGACATAAACCAAGTTGATTAGATTTGTGTTGGCAAGAATGTGGCGACCTTCCATTTCGTATTCGTACTGGCCTGAATCGTATAAACGCAAAAAATCTTTAGGCAACGGGAATGCATTGCTGTATCCAAACGCAGGATGTGTACTCACTGGTGCAAGCTGTGCACGTTTCTTGGCGAATGACCAAGGATGCATACGCAATAAACCACGGCGTGTAGAGGCATAAATTGCAGCACAACGCCGTGCGTTTTCCGTATTGTCCTCAAAGGATTGGATTGCTTTAGCACCAATCATGCTCAGCGCTTCATTACAGATGGATATGGATGTTGTTGTCATGAAAAAGCCCTCAAGTTTTAATGATCTTGAGGGCTTTTAAGAGTGGGTTTGTTGGGTGTTAGCCAAGTGCACCAATAAGTTCAGCATCATAATCAATACGTGAACCTAAAATCGTTGAATACAGCTCCATTGCTTCGGCTTGAGATTCCAATTTGTAAACTTGATCATCTGTCAGCAATGGCACCTGATCTGTACCAAGCTTAGTTAAAAATGCATTTAATGCAGTAAGTTTTACATCAAGTTCATGCTTTTCAGATTGCATGCGTTCAATATGGTTTTTCGGCTGTAATGGAGTGGTAAATAGGCGGTATCCTTCCAGTTCCCACAGTTTGTTTTCAGCATGCTTTTCGGCATTGCTACGCGCCAAGCGTTCACCAATATCAGCATCAAAGTTTTCAGCATTTACACATGCGCTGAAACCTGTAGCCAAGAAAAATTTACCATCAAGGAATGCATGTACAAATGTTGATGTTGTTCCACCTGGGCACTGTTCAGTTGTATATGTGATTCGATCTTTTAGAGAATCAATATCAGATTTAGTTACACGCGGCGCGACTGCTTTTTCTGCTAACTCTTTTTCTGTTACTGCTTTAGTCATTTCTAACTCATCCATTCAAATTGATATAAAAAAGACCTCACGCCCTGCTCATAAAGCGTGAGGCCAAAGCTACGACTTAAGAAGCGTCATAATCAATAGCAACAACTTTTAGCTCATTCCCACGACCTGCGGCCATTGAGTGAACACCACCGACTTGTTTGATACGTTTTTTGTCTTCACGTACACCGATACCAAAATCAGTAATTGCAGCATCACCGTAATGAACGGCAGATTTACAATACATCGGAGCACGCTTAGAACCTGCGGTTGCACCAGCAACAACTTTTTCGTATGCAACCCACTCAACACCAAGCCACTTCGTACCTACAGCACCGTCTTGCAGCATCTGAATTTTCATATGGTCCGCATTGGTTAATGTGGTGTCATTTAAAAATTCATTCATCATGTCAGCGGTGTAAATCTGGAATAGTTGCTCACCGTTCTGTTCATCACATTCGTTTTTACGGAATAACGACTTAGCCCAAATAATTTGCTGTTTAAGCGTCATACCTGTTGGGGCAACAATTTGGCCAGCAGGCAGAGCTACGTTTGTAGTTGATGCAACACCTGCATCATTTACAGTTTTACGTGCAATCGTACCGATCAGGGCTTGATAAATAATGTCGTCCACTTTGCGGTTGTGAGCGTTATGCAATAACTGCATGTATTTATCGTCTGGGTGTGCCTTTAACTTTGGCTCATCACGCTTTTCAATCGGAATGAATAAATCAAAATCATTCATTAGGACTGAGCGCACCCCTACATCTGGAATTGTCCATTCAGTGTCGCCATAACGCGCACCTGAAGCTTTCATTTCCACCTGTCCCATATCGTTGATTGTGAATGACTCACCTTCAATACGACCGCGATTCGTTACAGTCTTTAGCAAACGTGAAACGTTCTGCGCACATGCCAATTCATAATTGTCATGGAACTGCTGTACAAACGCCGCCGTGATTTTATTTTCGTTTGCAATTGGCATGGACTACCCCTTATTTATATTGCTTCTGATAAAAGCCTTCTACTTGCGCGAATACACGTTTATGGTCTGGGTGATTTACGTTTAAGTAGGCTTCCGATTTCATTAATGATTGAACATCTAATGCACCGCTTTGTTGGGTGTTAACAGGGGGTGTATCTTCTTGAAGTTGCGAACCGAAATAAGCCGCCATTTTTAAGACAAGTGGATTGTTACCAAACTCAGGGCTATTCACTTCTTCAGCTGTCAAAATACCGTTCTGAATTGCATTGTTTGCAGCTGCTCGTGCGAATCCAAAATTAGTATCTGTTTCACCGCCCCACGTTTCTTTCATTGCTGTAATACACGCTTCATTGTCTAGTGCTGCATTACCTTCCATAAGGCTTGGAATAAGTTGGTTATACTCCCCAAGTAGAAAGCCTAAATGCTCGCTGCTAAGACCTGCTTCACGTGCACGTTCTAAGAACTCTTGGTTTTCTGGAATGGCCTTAAAATCATCATAGTTAAAGCCTTCTACATTGACCTCATAACCATCGATCGTTTCAGGTGCACCAGGTGTAACTTTAGTTTCTTGGTGATCCTGGTCGCCACCATCCTGAATTTCACCCTCATGACCACCACCTAGTGCAGAAGTTTGAGTTTGTTCAGTAGTTGTTTCATCTTGGGTTTGAGTTTCATTCACTTGCTCAGTCATTTACTTCTTCCTTATAGCTTGGATCGTTTGCACGATTGATTTGCTTAATAATGAATTCCACAACACTTCGTTCACCTGCTCTAAAGCAAGACTCGCGCTCAGCCTCTTGACCGCCACGCACATAAGTTGATTTGCAGAAAATTGATGTCAGATGCTCTAAAACTCGCACCCCATTTACATCTAGATCGAATAAATTACGGTAGGTTTCCGCTGTCACAGGACGGTAATAGCGCCGTTTGACCTGGATACCTGTTTCAACTTCAGGATCTTTAGACTCATCTTTTGGAAGTAACTTAGCTTTAGCTTCTTGTTCATCCATAAGCTGCTGTTTAAGCATGTTGCACTCTTGATGGGATGACCAAAGCGCTACACATGCAATCAGCAAAAGAATGGCTAACACGGCGATAATTAAGATCATTGCATCACCTCAGTTGGCATCTGAGCCATTTGATTACCCATACCCTTTGCAATAGCATCACCAGCCTTATCCATCATTGCCGCCTGCTGTTGTGCCTGTGCTTGTTCTTCCTGTGCCTTTTGACGTGCTTGGCGTAGCTGTTGAACTTCATCAGCTGTACGCATGATTGTTTGTGGTACGCCTCGCCCTGTTCCTGTAAGCACTGCAACAGCATCAAAATCGACGTTATCGAGAATGGTTTGATCGACTTGAGCAATGCTTGAAAGACTCATGATGTATTGCTCAGTTGCGTAGACTTCTTCCATGCGTTGACTACGTGCTAGTGGTGACACAAACTTGAATGAGAGATTACGCCCCCAAAGTTCTTCAGGTGCATCACCTAAAGCGTTATCACGCAATGCCAGTCCGAAACAGCGATCTAAAATACTGCGTAGATACTCAGCTTGTAGACGACCATACATAGGTCCTAACAACTGACGGATCATTTCAACACGGGTATTAATCTCTGTTGCCGTCATTTGAGTGGTGCCGATTGGTGGCAATTGATCAGCCATGAGCTTGCGACGAATACCGCCTTGCAGACTGGTCAGAAGATAATCTGCAATTTGAAAATTTGTTCCATCATCCAAGCGCTTCATAGAATCGACTTTATTGGCCACAATCACTTTACGTGGACCAATACGCACGGTATGAGGATTTAAAACACCATCATCTTCAGCAATCCACATCCCACCGATTTGTAGATCAGCAGCACGTACAGTATTTTTGACAAGTTCATTTGCTGTTTTGGCGTCAGGTAAAGCCAAAGACATTTGACCATTGCCATAAACAGAACCCGGCAATTTACGTAAACGAGGGATTGAACATGGAAACTCGTGATACCCAGATTCCTTCAACATCTGCTTATTGCTGATATCGATGTGATACGAAGCAAAAGGCATTGCTTTGTTGATCTGACCAGCACCCGATTGTTTACGTGGTTGAATGACGTGTAATAGCTTGAACTTCGTGTCTGGACTCTCGGTTGCAACTGATACGACTGAGTGATGACAATTGCTCTCACCGTAGGTATTCACCATAGTTTGAGCCGTCATTTCATGCTCACGATAAATCGTATCAATCAAGCCATCTGCGCGAGTTGAACCGATGAAACACGAACCTATAGGCCATGATTCAAAGACATAACCACCCTGCGCCACACGGTCAATATCGACATACAT